CATAGATTTAATATTAATATGTTGCCTAGGCAGACAGGTAAGTCTACCACAGCGGCCGGGTATCTATTGTGGTATGCAATGTTCAATCCAGATGTTACTGTGTTAATTGCCGCTCACAAATACGCAGGTGCACAAGAAATTATGCACCGTATTCGTTATGCCTACGAAGACTGTCCAGACCATATCAGATGTGGGGTAACTTCATATAACAAAGGGTCAATGGAATTTGATAACGGTTCGCGTATTGTAGCACAAACAACCACAGACAACACAGGACGAGGTATGAGTATTTCGTTGCTATACTGTGATGAGTTTGCGTTCGTTAACCCTACCATTGCCAAAGAATTCTGGACTGCGATTTCTCCAACACTAGCAACAGGTGGTAAGGCAATTATTACTTCAACGCCCAACAGTGACGAGGATCAGTTTGCACTTATATGGACAGAGGCTTGCAAAAGATTTGATGAACACGGTAATGATACCGAAGTAGGTATCAACGGTTTCTTTGCATTCACGGCACACTGGAGTGAACATCCTGAAAGAGATGAAGCGTGGGCCGCCGAAGAAAAATCACGTATTGGTGAAGAACGCTTCCGTCGAGAACACGAATGTGAGTTCTTGATCTTTGATGAAACTCTTATCAACAGTGTTAGACTTGCAGAACTAGAAGGAGTAGATCCTGTTAGTAAAATGGGTCAGACACGCTGGTACAAAAAATGTAATCATAAAATGACGTATGTTGTTAGTTGGGATCCAAGTTTAGGTACAGGCGGAGACTATGCGGCCATACAGGTATTTGAACTTCCAAGTTTTGAACAGGTAGCAGAATGGCAACATAATACTACTCCCATACAAGGTCAAGTTAGAATATTAGCAGAGATCAATAAACACGTTATGGAACAATGTCAAGAAACATCTAGCGATCTACCTCAGTTGTATTATAGTGTAGAAAACAACTCAATCGGAGAAGCGGCGTTGATCTCAATTAATGATTTTGGAGAACAAAATATCTATGGTATGTTTTTAAGTGAGCCTATTAGAAAAGGACACGTTAGAAAATTCCGTAAAGGATTTAATACAACTCATAAAACCAAAATTGGTGCTTGTGCTAAATTCAAACATTTATTAGAAACAGGACAACTAAAGATTTATAGTAAACCGTTAATAAGTGAACTAAAAGCATATGTGGCACACGGAACTACATATGGAGCAAAAACAGGAGAACACGACGATTTAGTGAGTGCTACATTATTAAATGTGCGAATGCAAAAAATTCTGGCTGATTGGGATCCGGCAATTTATGATAAAATGCGTGATACCGTAGAAGAACACACGTTGCCAATGCCAGTCTTTGTTTCTTTCTAATAGCATAAATAGTTATATGAAGGGTTTAGAGAATATTTCATCATCTTTGTTTGAGAAAATTAGGACACGTTTCCCCCGCGTGATTATGGGCGATGAAACAGGTGCTCCAACGTCAGACGAAACTCAAGCAAGATTCTTTGATTTTGATTATGTAATAGAGGGCGAAAGCCAAGGTGCTATTAGCATATCAATTAAAGACCCTAACGAATTAAAAGTATATTATAGTCAAAATATGCTCGAAAATGCACCAGAAATGGTAGAAAATGAATGGTACAGTTTCCTTAAAGAACTGCGTTTTTTCGCTAAAAAGCACTTAATGTCCTTTGATGCAAGAGACATTGCAAAGAACAATTTAGACAAAAGAGACTATAAATACTTGGCAATGAAAGAAAACGTAAAAGTTCAGGAATCTAATATGTATGGTACAACAAAATCAAGTTATGAAAATCTAGATAAAACTAGACTAATAATTAGACATAAAAAAGAAATTAATGCAGAGCAAATGGGTGCTAGAGCACGTCATATTCAATCTTTGTTTATTGAAAATGAAACAGGTGAAAGATTCAAATATCCATACAATCATTTAGCAGGTGCTAGAGCAATGGCACGTCACGTTGCTAACGGCGGATTACCGCATGACGACTTTGGTAGACACATTATTGAAACATCAGGTAACATTGCAAAACTTACTGCATTCAAACGCTATGTACAAAATAAAGATTTTATGAATTCAACTTCAAATGATATTATTGAAGGATCATCTATTGAACTTGAAAATTTAAGATCACACATTAAAAAATTACAATCACAACAGTACTATAAAGAATGTTCAGAAAACTTTATTGCACCAGAAATTAATACAGACTTAGATGAAAACATTGTAAATGATTTAACAAGTGCATTCACACTTCATAATTTTAATGATGATCTAAAAGAAATGTTTCCGTTGTTACATAATATTCAACAAAAACGTTCCGAAATTAATTTAGAATCTATTGGTAGAATAAGTACCGATCCTGTACTAGATAAAATTATTGCAAAATATCCAGAAGAAATAAAAGCAATCGCTAATGGCGATAGTCCAATGGAATTTGATCAGTTCTATGATGAAGTATTTGGTTATTTTATGGATTCGGGAGAAATGCCATACGGTGTAATGAAAGCAAGAGATGGTGATCCAGATGTTTGGATTGCAGACGAACTTGAAAGATTAGGCTATCTCAAAAACAAGGAAGAAAGTATTAAATCTATTACTCCAGAAGAAGAGTTTGAAGATTGGGCAGATACTGTTGTTGATGAAACAATAGATAAAGCCAAAATTGCTTTGCTAAACAAATTAGTAGGCAAACATTTTGCAGTTGGACCAGATGCCACAAATGCAATTGAAAGTTTAAAAGATATTATTAACGATGAAGGATTTGTTAACTCACTTAAAATGTTAGCAAAAAAAGATCCTGATTCTTGTGCAAGACCTTTAATCTACAACTACATTAAAAACAACGATCCAGAATCACTAGACAAACTAAACTTTGGTGATATGAAAATGGAAGACGATACTACAGATGTTACAATTGATAAAGACGGTGCTATGAAACTAGCAGGCGATGACAAAGAGCCTAAAGACGAAAAAGCCAGCACTGAAGAGATCATTGAGTTTGTACGCTCATTCTATGATAAAGAAACTGGAGCGTTTCCAAGAGGCGAAACAGGAGTGGTCATTTCCGCTCGTAAGCGTTTTGGCGATTCCATAGGGGATCTAGTCGAGAAGTTTGTATCCAAACTGACAGGTAAACGGGTAGAACTTGCTGACGACGATAGTGAAGTAGAAACTAATGAATATCACGACAGAGACAACAAAGGCTTTAGTGATAAAGAAATTAAAATGGCATTTGGTGTATTAAATGACAAAAGATTTAAAGGCGGTAACTATACTGGTGCAGTCGAAGTAATTGAAAAGATTGCAAAAGGATTATCAAAACATCCTAGCGTAGCGAACGCTTTGAAGAGAACAAACGAAGATCTTGAGTACATCAAAAGTAAATTGGCAAAATTAATTAAGTAATTTCAGAATTTATAGTTGACTTTGTAACAGAAGGTAACTATAATATAGATATGTTGTTAGGTTACTTCATATCTACAACAGGCACAAAACAGGCAAACAAAGGAGGCTTATTATGGCAACATTAGCAGAAATACGTGCAAAACTTAAAGAGCAAGAAACACGCCAAGGCGGTCAGTCTACAGGCGGCGGCGACAAAGCAATTTATCCACATTGGAATATGGCAGAAGGTAGCGAAGCAGTGCTTCGATTCTTACCAGATGCTGACAAAGATGCAACTTTCTTTTGGAAAGAGCGTTTGATGATTAAACTTCCATTCGCGGGTATCAAAGGACAAACTGATTCACGTCCAGTGACAGTTAACGTTCCATGTATGGAAATGTATGGAGAAACTTGTCCAATCCTATCAGAAGTTAGAGGTTGGTTTAAAGATAAATCCTTAGAAGATCAAGGTCGTAAATATTGGAAGAAAAAATCATATATCTTCCAAGGTTTCGTGACTGAGAATCCACTTAAGGATGACGAAACTCCAGAGAATCCAATTAGACGTTTTATTATTGGTCCACAAATTTTCCAAATTATCAAAGGTGCTTTGATGGATCCTGAGATGGAAGAACTTCCTACAGATTATGTAAGAGGTGTTGACTTCCGTATTAAGAAAACATCTAAAGGCGGATATGCTGACTACTCAACATCACAATGGTCACGTAGAGAACGTGCATTGAGTGATCAAGAAAAAGCGGCAGTTGATTCGTTTGGATTGTTTAATCTAAATGACTTTTTACCTAAAAAACCTACAGACGTTGAAGTTAAAGTAATGACTGAAATGTTTGAAGCGTCAGTTGATGGCGAAGCGTATGATCCAGATCGTTTTGGACAGTACTTTCGTGCTCCAGGCATGAGTGCATCTACAGGTGATCCAAACAAAGGTGCATCAGCACCAGCGGCGGCTCCAGTAGTAGAAGCAACTCCGGCTCCAGTAGCAGAACCGACTCCAGCAGTAGCAGAAGCAACTGCACCAGCAAGTTCTGATAAACCATCAAGCGAACGTGCCCAAGATATTTTGGCAATGATTCGTTCAAGAAACGCATAGGAGATAGCATATGGCGAAACCATTCGACGTAAGTAAATTTCGTAAAGGTCTGACCAAAAGCATTAATGGCTTAGGTATTGGCTTTAACGATCCTACTGACTGGGTTTCGACTGGCAATTACGCACTTAACTATCTTATCTCTGGGGATTTCCACAAAGGAATCCCCTTAGGTAAGGTAACGGTGTTTGCTGGCGAATCCGGTGCAGGTAAAAGTTATTTTGCAAGTGGTAACATTGTAAAGTCCGCACAAGCACAAGGTATATTTGTAGTCCTAATTGACTCAGAGAATGCACTTGATGAAAAGTGGTTGCAGGCACTTGGTGTTGACACTAGCGAAGACAAACTATTACGTTTATCGATGAGTATGATTGATGACGTAGCAAAAACTGTATCAAACTTTATGAGTGAATACAAAACAGATTATGCAGATAAGGATCCAGAAGAGCGTCCTAAAGTATTGTTTGTAATTGACTCATTGGGTATGTTACTAACTCCAACAGATGTTGATCAGTTCGATAGAGGTGACTTGAAGGGTGATATGGGTAGAAAACCTAAGGCACTTACAGCACTTGTACGTAACTGTGTCAATATGTTTGGTAGTTATAATATTGGTATGGTATGTACTAACCACACTTACGCTTCACAGGATATGTTTGATCCAGATGATAAGATATCAGGTGGACAAGGATTTATCTATGCAAGTTCAATTGTGATCGCAATGAAAAAATTGAAACTGAAAGAAGATGAAGACGGTAAAAAGGTAACAGATGTGCGTGGTATCAGAGCCGCTTGTAAGGTTATGAAAACACGTTACGCAAAACCTTTTGAAGGTGTACAAGTAAAGATTCCGTACGAAACAGGTATGGATCCTTACAGTGGTTTAGTTGATATGTTTGAAAAACATGGATTGCTAAAACAACAAGGTAACCGCTTAAAGTTTGTTGACTCAACTGGGAAAGAACACTTGGATTATCGTAAAGATTGGACAGGTGATAAACTCGAAATCATTATGAAAGATTTTTCATCCATCGAAGATAAGTATTCTGGTACAGAAACAGAATCTACTTTAGAGGAAGAAAAAGAAGATGATAGAAATGAGTGACGAACAACTTATTGATCTTTGGGATATGTTTACTTCGCATATTGCAAAGAAAGACAAAGAATCCGCGGCACTAGGATTTGTTAAATGGTGTCAGGATAATGGAATTGAGGAAGAAGTATTGTATAACTTGGCTGATGAAGATCCATATCTTCATGATGCAGTTGAAGAAGTACAAGGCAAACGTGAAAGCCTTTTGTCGGGTGACGAAGAGTACAACGACGAAGGTGATGAATGGTCCGAATTCCAAGAAGGCGAAGATGAGTGGAACTAGATGATTAATTGGTACTCAAGAGTTACTCAAGACATTGCAAACATACCAGATTGTATTACTTGGTATGAAAACGAAATGCAAGATGCTAGAATAGAGTGTGGACTCAAAGGTAATCTTGAAAAGAATGCCGCGTCATTACCTGGCGTAGTTGAAAAACGTTTTGCACAGTTGCAGGAAATTGAAGCAGTTCTTGAGTACCTTAACATCGAACTACGAAGAACTAGAAGCAAGTTTTTCAAAAAGTATTTAGAAAATTATCAAAGAGCATTAAGCAGTCGAGATGTAGAAAAGTATGTCGACGGCGAAGCGGACGTAGTTGATATGGAAAAAATTATCAACGAGTTTGCCCTGTTGCGTAATAAATGGTTAGGTATCTTAAAAGGCATTGACATGAAGCAATGGCAAATAACTAATATTACTAAATTACGTGTAGCAGGAATGGAAGATGCTTCCATTTAATACATTTCCGAAAATCAAAATTATTAAATAGTAATATGAAAACGATTGTTTTACAAAAATTAGATCCAAAAAATCTTCCGACAGATAAAGATAAAGAATACAGTCGAGAAGCAGTTGACGTCTGCAAAAGGATGAATTTAAATCCTGAAACAAGAGAATATTTTGATTTAAACACCGCTTCTGCATATTTTAATTCTTTAAATTTTAAACATTTCCCAAATATGAAAGACACGTATGCCAGAGATCCTATGGCACTATCTAAATTTTTATCACATTGGAAATGTTGGCAAGATTGCGTTAAAGACAACATACCTTATCTAATTGTTGATTATAATGGTTATCAAATTACAGAACTGCCTGGAAATCTTGATCAACTATTTGTACACGCACTTCATTTAAGCATTAAAGCCAATCATTCTATTAACATTATCAAATCATTTAAGCCATCATTGATAATTGAGGATGATGGAAGTTATAGAGATGCTGAAACAAAACAACGACTTCCTTTTTTAGAATACGAAAAAATGAGAGAAAATTATATACCTAATCTTGTTGCTTATGCAATAAAACCCGCGGGTGTAAGAAGACTAGCAAGATTCGTAGCCAAGGAAGGGGCAATGCCAATTGAAGTAATGTTGAACGGTGGTATCATAAATTTACAATATACAACCATGCCTTTCTTTACAAAAAATATCGAATAATCATTCGACAAATTAAGAATAAACTACCCATATAAATACTAGTATGAACACAGTACTAGTAACAGGTGGCTTCGATCCACTACACTCAGGACATATAGCATACCTTAAATCTGCCAAAGAACTTGGTAGTTACTTAATTGTTGGAGTCAACTCCGACGAATGGCTATCGCGTAAAAAAGGAAAATCTTTTATGCCATTCGAAGAACGAGCAGAAATCATACGTAATCTCGCAATGGTCGACGAAGTAATTGCTTTTGATGATAGCGATAACACTGCCTGTGATGCAATTAAAAAGATTTTAGAAACTTTAAACATAGATGAACATTTAATATTTGCAAACGGTGGAGATAGAACCAAGGACAATATTCCAGAAATGGAAATTTTTCATCCTAGATTAACATTTGAATTTGGAG